AACGCACTGTAGCCGCCGGTGTTGGTGGTGTGGTCGCCGCTGAGCAGCAGCGGACGCCCATCGGCAGTCACCGCCACGTTCAGCGCCGTGATGTTAGAAACGCCGTTCGCCTCCACATTGCGAAGGAGCCGCGCGTAGTTCGCCGCAATCGGCTCGCATGCAAGGATCTGCACCTTGGGCCACTTCTTTGCCAGGTAGCAGCTGACGACACCAACGTGGGCGCCGATGTCGACAACCACATCGCCCGGCTCGAACGTGAGCGAGGGCAGGCGGTAGACGGTCTCGATGTCGTGCGCAATCGACCGTCGCACGCCGCCGTTCGGATCGTCCTCGATATCCAGCCACACGCCGTCGATCTCGAGCGGAAAGCCGCTTTCGCAGATACCGTCGTTCAGCCGTTCGGCGGGGCAGTCATCCACGAGGCACGCGCGGACCACCCCATCGTCGGTCTGCTGCCCCCAGCCTGCCCAGCGATGCACGTGCCAGGGAACCTGCTCCGCTTCGATACGCTTGGCGATGTCGGCAAGCACCGGGCGCCACTGCGTATCAATCAGCATATCCTGGTCGTGGTTGGCGACGACAGCGTGCCTGCCCTTGCCACAGAGTACGAGCCGCGTTTGCTCACTTTGCAGCCGACTGTAGGCGTGCTCCAGCTTGTCGGCTATCGCGTCAATGTGCGGCAGCCGCCAGAAGCAATGGAGTGGTGAGACCGGCCACGGTTCGCTGTCCTCGTACGCCACCAGCCAGCCAGCGTAGCAGTTCTCCCGCATCGCCGTCCATGCGCCCGTGATGACGGGGATACCGCACGACTGCGCTTCAATCAAAGGGATACCAAAGCCTTCTGACATGCTCACTTGCAACAGCACATCCATCGCCTGATAGCGCATGACCATCTGCTCATTGCTGTAGCCCATATTCAGATCGTAGTTATTCGCTGGTATGAGCCGATCCATCAATCCCGCGCGCTCCAGCTGCCACAGGATCGGCGTCACCTCGGGGTCTGCGGCCATATCCATAAAGGCGTGGAGGTACAGCATCGCGTCGGTGTGGGAGGAGGCGAACTGCGCGAACGCCTCGATCTGCTGGGGGTAGGCTTTACGGTTGGGGTAGCCCGAGTTGCGCGCGACCATCCCGACGATAAAGGCGTGCTCAGGCCAGCCGAGCTTGCCCCGCGCGTCCGTCCGATCGCCAGGAAGAAACACGTTCGTATCAATCCCCTGGATCACCGTGGGCATGGGCAGCCCGGCCAATTCCGCCTGCGCTGCGCCAAAGTGTGAGAGGGCGATCGGCTGATAGCAGTAGTCGCGCACCCTCTCGATAATCGTGGGCGCAATCGGCTCACTGTCTAAGGGCTGCCAGCTTGCCCAGCGCGTGCCGCCGGCGGTGATCTGATCGGGAAACTGCGTCCAGACATCCTGGTGGGTCAGCAGCAGATCGGCGCGGTGTTGTCTGGCGTTCGCCGCGTGAATATCGTTGCCGAACGGCAGCGCACCAGGCGGGTAGATATCGATCCCTTGCCAGACAATCTTGCGCCCGTAGTGGCCGAATGTCGAAGAGATCGCCACGTCGATGCCCAGCCGGTCGCGTAGGCGCGGCACGACCAGGGCAGTGGTCACGCCATACCCCCCCACGGTGAGCGGCGAGTTGCTGCCCCAGATGAGCCGCATCGGACGACCATCGATGGTAATCGGATCGATCATTCACGCTCCAAAGATACAAGCCAGATATGCCCCGCCTGCCACACGCCATCCCTCGGTCCAAGGACGATCGGCCGTACATGCTCGGCTGTCATGTCGTAACCAGTGGGCGCATTCAGTGTCGCCATCCCCGGCGCGACGGCGCCAAGCAGCGCCTCAGCCGCCTGCAAGGTGTGAGCGAGTGCCTTGACCGTGATCAACCCCGACCAGCCCAGCGATGAGAGTCGTGGCTCGCTCCTGCCGCCGGCGTCCTGGCTTTGCACGACGACGAAGGGTCGTACCGCCGTCTCAGGCGCCTCCAGCCAGTACACGCCGCTGGTCGTGAGTGGGTCGAGTGCCGCGAGGATCGCAAAGCGCACAATCGTGATGCTATCGAGGATCGGCGCGATCGTCACTTGATCAGCTCCGCCAGCTCGCGCGCAAAAAACGGCAGCGGGTTGGTATGCCGCCATGCCGGCGTCAAGAATGGCTGCGCGGCGGCCGTATGCGTGCCAAATTCGACAAACACGGCGTACGGCACGCTCGCGACAACCTTGTGGCTGCCCTGCACATCGCCCGCCTCGACGTGGATACTCGCGCGCAGTTCGCCCGTATCCACCGGCGCGAGCTGCTGGGCGAGGTCAGACACCGCCTCCGCGTAGGCTTTGCTTGCGCGGTCAAGCGCCGCTCTTTCACCTTTGATGACCCGTCTGAGCCGCGTGAGGCTGAGTTTGACGCTGACACTCATCTAGCGCACCTCTTCCAGGCCCAGCTCCTGCTCGAGCGTCAGGCCCGTCACGGGCGGCTGATACACGATCCGAAGCGTGCGACCACCGACGCCAATGGTCGCCGCGCGCGACACCGCGATATCCACAGGTAGCGCCAGGCCGTACGTCCCACGCTGCTGGACCTGATCGCCGCCTTGCGCCAACGTGCCGCTGCGGGTCCACACCCTGCCGCGCGTGGTGATCACGGTCGGCGTGCCAGGAATGGGCGCGCCGCCGCCGTCGGAGGCCTCCGTGGTGGTGGTGATCGTCACCGTATCAGGCATGAGTGCGTCCACAAAGGCCTGACGTGCGGCATCAAGGTCAATCATCACCACCTCGACTCATTCGTGATGCCCATCGTCTTCGCAACCACGCCAGCGCGGCCGGACGACTCGATCTGCGTAATCTGGCCATGCACCTGGTCGAACAGCGCTTGCAGATGCGTGGTCAACTGGTCCTGCTTGATTGACGCTCCGCCTGTGCCGGTCAGGTCAATGTGCGCGCGCACCTTGCCAAGCAGCAGCACGATCGCGTCGCGCTTGACGTACAGCGCGCGCGTCTCCAGATCTGTTACACCGTCGCGGCGCCGCCAGTACAGCGGCACCATGGCGGCCAGGTTCGCCTGCGTATCATCCCCAACCTCGGCGATGATGATCTGCACATACTCGGCTTCCGTGAGCTCGGCCATAGCTGCCTCTTAGGCGAGTGCCGCGCGGATCTGCTTGAGCGTCGCCGGGCCGACACCGGGAACGGCCAGCAACTCCTTGTCGCTGGCCGCGCGCACGCGATCAATGTCATAGCTAGCCGCCAGCAGCATCTCGAAGGCGGCCAACGGGTCAGTTCCTTCTGGCGAGAGCGGGCTGCCGCCGGCCGCAAGATCCTCCTGAAGGTTGCCCTGCGGCACATCCACGCCCTGCAGGCGTGCCGTCTGGGCGAGCGCATCCATGCGCGCCCGCAGGGCTGTGCCTACGTCATCCGGCACCTCGACCTCGCCCGGCCCGTAGAACTTGCCGGCATAGATAAATGTGCTATCAAGTGCGATCTTCATCGTGTGCTCCTGGTGTAGCGGGCGCGACTGCACGCACTCCACAGATCGTTAATCGGCGCCTTAGCCGATGCTCTTGAGCACCGCGATTGCCTCGGGCTCGGTGATGACCGGAAGGCTGGTCTGCCAGCCCTCGGCCTCGATGCGCGGCGGCTTGTCCTGCTTGGCCTCCATCCGCACGACCCGGCCGGGTGTGGCCTGGCCAGCAGCGCGCCCGACGCCGGTGTAGCCCAGCGTGTCGTTGACGGTCAGATCCTCACTGTCGCCATAGTCGATCGTCTCGTCGCGCCCAGTGGTCGCGACCATGACGAACGCCGCGCGCGAGAGGAAGTAGCCGGTGCCGGTCTGGGTGCGGTACTGGAGATCGTAGGTCTCGATCGGCGGCAGGCCGTCGCGCTCGAGCGCCATGTTGATCGCGTCTCGGGATGCCCGCCCGGCGGTGGCTTGGATCTGGCCCGAGGCGCTCAGCGTCGCCACGCCGGTGCGCGCCTTGACCTTATCATTCCCGGCCAGGATCGAGAGCACGGTGCGGCCGGTGATGATGCGCCCGACCGTGTAGCCCTTGCTCTCCAGCAGATCGGCCATGGCCAGGATGTCGGTGAACGGATCGTAGGCGTCACTCGACCATGTGCCGCCGGCATTCGCGCGGTGGTTGGCCGGGTTCGAGTAGGTCACCGTCTCGGTGTAGCCGTTATCGCCCGAGCGCACCACGCTGGCGTCGACAATCGCTTGCCAGCGCTGCAATTCGTTCTTCTCGATCAATGCCATATTGACCGTGCGCTCCAGCCATTGGGTCAGCTGCGCGGCGGCGTCCATGCTGAGGCTCCGCCCGAGCATGCGCAGCAGCGCGTCGTAGTCGCGCGCGGTGAACTCGGTCGCAATGTCCGAGTTGCCCAGCTCGACCAGGAACGAGCCGACAATGTTCGCCCCTTTCTTCTGCGCCGGGCTGTAGCGCGTGCCGTCATTGGCGATCACGGTGCGATAGCGGATCGCCTCCTCGCGGTAGGCGTTATCCTCGACGGTGCGCTCGGGGAGCAGGGATGCGCCGACATAGGCGCGCGGCTGGATGCCGAACTGCGCCGCCGGGTTGACCGCCAAGGTGCGCACCGTCCCATCTGTCATCAGCTGGTAGACCAGCGCTGCAATATCCATAGAGATCTCCTCTGTGGTGTCGTGTTATGGTTTTGCATCGTGCCGATGGTGGTCGCGCTAAGCCGCGCCCTTTGTGCAGCTGTAGACGGCGCGGAGCGCGGTCTTCATCGCTGCTGTCCAGGCGGCTGTCCAGTTCGGCAAGAAGTTCTCTTTGACGATTCCGAAGTGGCGATAGAGCTCGCAGTCCGCATTGACAAGCGCGTTCGAGACATCGAAGGCGAGCAGATAGACCTCCTCATCGCCCGACGCCCACGGCCCAAAGGCGGTATTGGCATCGCGCTCGGCAATCGTACGGCCCAGCAGCGTCCCGCTTGGGATGTGCTTGAGCCCGGTTGTGCCAGCATAGGTTGCGGCGTCATCATCCACGAGCGCAAACTGCAACTCATCGACGGTGAGCGAGGTTG